ACCAATCTTACACATAATGTCGTGACACTCTACGCTGTTGAGATTACGTCCAGCCGCACCTTTAAACTTACCAATAACAAAGTTAAACAAATCATTAAGAGGTTCTGGTCCACTGGCTCTGCCGCCAAATGTCTTTAGCCTCGCACCTGCAGGACGTATTTTAGTTAAGTCCCACTTAGGTATTTCTCCTGTATAGAGTAGAGAGATAAGCTTACGCAAACCCCTCGCCCATCCTTCTTTACTATCCTGTACTACAATAGTATCTTCTACATCCTGTAAGTCTTTAGGAACAGTAGGAAGCTTTTGAATGGACTGTCTTTCGACAGAGAAGCCAACGCCTGTGCCACACAGAAGGATGAACATAGCCTCATCAAAGGCACGAGGATGGTCTACAGGTAGATAGCTACAGTTATATACACATGTGTTATCTCTTTCAGAAGCTGCCCCTGCGGTCATCAATGCTCTCATACTAGGCATCACCTGTAAAGAAAGAATTGCTTCGTGTATATCACGCTTGTCCTTCGTGTCGATGTCTACATCATTAACTATATTATCCATAAATCTTTGAACTGTTTCGTCCCAAGTCTCCCTGCGTCCTTCGTCTTCTATCCATCGGGCGTAACGTGAAGTCGCTATAAAAGTTTGGTAGTCTGTTGGTAATGCGGTGTTCATCTTTGTTTCTTCCATAGTGGTATCTTTCCTCTCACAATATCTACATAATCTTTGTCGTCTATTGACGAAACAGAACTCGAATTATAGCATGGCTCTTCTACAGAAGCAATAAGCTTTTTCAAATACCACTCAGCTTTTTTCAAGTCTTCCACAGGTTTACCTTTGTAGTCGTAACGCCACATATATTTCATCACGTTACCCTTTAGGTATCCCTTAAACTCGTCCTTAGACATAGACGCTTCGATAGCATCTATACACTCTACACCCTTTGCGTTGTAGTGAGTTGGATTATTTACCATGTCCAAGGACTGCGTTGATTCTCTTTCTGACATATTCTACCTCTCCTGATTTCAATACTTTGTAAGCAAAGTCTCTCATGTATTCGGGGTCTACCCCTGCGTGGTCACATACTTCTTCAAAGTCCTGTGCTGTTGTACCATACGATGCAAAGAACCACGCCTTTGCCCTGTCACGTTCTATCATAACATTCTTAGGCTCACCTGCATACTCAGGTTTTGTTGCATCAAGTAATGCTTGTAGTATCACACACAGGAAAAGAGATTTCTCTGGTGACGATACGTCTGGTCTAAACTCGTCTGTAATTACATTTATATTAGTCGGTTTCATATTGATTGTCAAGCCATTCCTTTGGGATGCCGTCAGATAGTTTGCACCACCTGAACCCATAACGCTCACACCATTCAGCGTATGTCATGCGTCCTCCTTTTTGTAATTTATTATTAGGTGCTTGGAATACAAATCTAATATCATGTTCAGGGTGTTGTTTCTTAATGAACAAATGTTTCTTTCTATCTTCAAGCATAAACCTACCCTTGACTTCAAGCATCACGCCGTTGGGTAACACAAAGTCTGGAATATATTTCTTATCTTCACGCCATTCGTATTCTATTTTGAACGACTCATACTCAAATTTAATTTTAAATTTATGTAGTTGTTCCGCAGCTTGGTATTCTGCTTCTGATTTGTATTGATGTTTCTTCTTTTTTGACATTACGAAAGAGATATCTCCTCAACGTCAGGTGTCTTAGCAACTTGTGTTAGGTATCGCACACCATTTGAATACTTAAATGCACGTAGATTGTCCCAACACTTTTCTTTGTAGCCGCAGAATACACAACCAATAGCCAACTTACGATTGCCTGATTTGCCATCAGGTACATCGTTGTAACATCTAGGCGGTGGATTTTCAGTTTTAATAACACCTTTTAGGTAGTTGACCCTTTTGTTTGCGTCTATCATTTCTATGTCGTGTACTTTAGTGACAGCAAGTTCCCCACTGTTCTTATCAATAGCAAAGAATGCTGCCTCTGTGTCTCCACGTTTGGTAGCGTATGCACTAATCTGTGAGATATAACCAAAGGGGTCATCATCAGATAGCCTATTATCCTTAAACTTCTTGAATGCAAAAGAGGACGCTGATTTGATGTCGGTCAATACCCCATCAATTATACAGTCCTGATGTCCTAATACACCCTCAACTGTAACTTCGTCTTGCTCTCCTTCGACAGTGTGTCCCGCACTCTTGGTTAAAAGAATTAGGACAGCCTCTAACAGATGACCCATAAGAAATTTAATTCGGGTCTGTCCGTCAATAGGCTGTCCTTCGACACCGTTTACTCCAAACCAGATTTGACGGTCTGGCTTACCGATTTGAGAGAGGCGTAAGTTCGTCTTACCTTCACGCTTTCCCTCTTGGAGTATGATGGACGCAGCTTCACGCACTTGAGATGCAAAGTCATTAAGAAACTTTTGCATATCTTCCTTATCTGTATCCACCCCTTCTTCTAGCATAGCGTAGATGTCAGGTATTAGTGTGTCTATATTCTTTGTCATCTTAAATCGTCCCAATAAACTACAATGGATATAATGAGTATCACACTGAATGTAATAATTTTAATGGTTGTATCACTCATCTATCTAATGAAATACTTATGTACTAAATTAATAAATTTTTCTTGCATTTCTTTCAGCCATTCCGCACGAGGAAAGCCGTAGCCTAAAATAAAACCTAGTACTCCTACTGAAAATAGTTCGGCAAATCCTGAACTGTACATTGACATATAGTAATCTCCTAATAAGTAATAGCATCCCCGTCCTCGTAGCTATCATTCAGAGCCAATACAAGTTGCTCTGTCCCGTGGATACCTAATATTTAGAAGGGTACTTCTTCACTAGGCATTTGGTTAGATGAAGCTTCGGTATAACCTTCTACCGCATCAAAGTCCTCACCATAGGAAACAAGGTCAAGCACTTGAACTTTCTTCAAGAGGGGTGTAACACCTGCCTTGCCGTTCATCTCCCAAGAATAAGGAGTGTACAGAACATTAACAACGCTTCCGTTACCGATAAGTTTGTCGGTAGGATTCTTTTGTGCGTCTACAACTGAAGGAGCATCGTTATGTGTACCATCACGCCTTGCGACACGTTGACGTATATGGATGAAGTCTCCACGCTCGTCACCTTTGTTCTTGATAGACAAGTTGTCAGCTTCAATAGCTGCACGATTGGTGTCATCAACACAAATGTCGATTGAGTATTCAGGTTCAAATGCTGTGTTAGGGTTTTGGACATGCGCCCAGTATGCTTTACCAGTAATAACTGTCATTTCGTTTTATCTCCGTTTTGGATTCAATGTTGTCAGCACCATGCCAACAACTACTATAGTAACTCAACTCAAATAATAAGTCAAGCATTTTTTTTCTAGTGTGTTTCTGCCCAAGTTTTACCAAGCTTATACTCACTATCAAGTGGGCATCTTACACCTAGAGATTTTTCTGTAAGCTTCATTGCAAGTTCTGTGACTGTTCCTAATTCTTCTGCGTGTTCTTTACACACATCAAACTGGTATTCATCATGTATGCTTGCAACAAGTTTGTAATTAAGCTTACGTTTTGTGGCTTCGATTGTAATAAACTTCAACCACTCTTTGCATACAATAGCACCTGCACCTTGCAGTAACAGGTTCATTGCAGCATGGGCTTGTCGAACACGTAGTATGCGTCCATCAAGTCCTGTTATATACCCTCGTGAAGCAAGCTTGTCAACCTTGTGACGTAGCGTCCTCAACGCTGGCATATTATTTAGGAAGTTGTTAATCAGTGTTTGACCATCTCTGGCAGTGCCGTTAACAATCTGTCCAATCTTCGCAGCACCTGCACCATAGATAAACGCATATATAAAAGTCTTTGCGTTGTCTCTAGTCGGTAGTCCTGCCGCACGTTGGTTGGCGGTGTGAACATCACCCTCTACAACCTCTCGTGTGAAGTCTTTATTATTTAGATAGTGAGCAAGCATTCGCAACTCTAACGAGCTTGCGTCACTACCCAAAAGAATATTAGCATCATTGCTACTAGTCCAGACATCTCTACATTCCTTTCCATATGGTGAGTACACAGCAGGTACTTGTGCCATGTTAGGTGATGTGTGAGCCATGCGTCCTGTAATGGTTCGTAGTGTTAACACCTTGCCATGCACCTTACCATCTTCCCCTACAGCTTTTAACCAAGAGGTAATCTGTGATGCTCGTTTCTCCAATAACAAATACCTAGCAATCAACTGTGCTTCTGGTATGTC